CCGTAGGAGAGGACCATCACGCTGACCAGCGCAGTGAGCTCGCCGGCGCGGAACCCCTCGATGATGCGATCGCGTTCGTTGCTTGCCGTTTCGCCGAGCACCATCTCAGCGTTGACGCCGCGCGCGCGCAGCGCGTCGCGGACGAGGCCGGCATGGGTGACGCCGACGCAGTAGATCAGCCACGCCCGGCGCTTGCCCTGATAGATGGCGATCTCGTCGCAGGCGAGCTCGACCGTATTGTCGCGGATCGCCGCGGCCTCGAGCTGCTCGGCGATGTATTCCCCGCCGCGCTTGCCGACGCCGGTCACGTCGATGGTCTTGGTCGTCGCCTTCGACGACAGCGGCGCCAACCAGCCGTCGCGGATCCCTTCGGCGATCGTGTACTCGTACACTACGTTGTCAAACAGGTGGCCGTCGCCTTCGCACAGGTGGCCGCTGTCGAGGCGGAACGGCGTCGCGGTCAGACCCGCCACGCGGAGCTCGGGCGTGATCTCACGCAGGCCGTCGAGCGTCGTGTGGTACGTCCCCTCATCACCATGCGGGAGCAGATGGCTCTCATCGATGATGACCAGGTGACGCGCGCCGAGGGCTTGCGGATCCCGATATATTGAGTTGACGGTGGCGAACAGGATCTGCGCCTCGGTATCGCGGCGGCCGAGCCCCTCGCAGTTGACGCCGTACGGCGCCTCGGGCCAGACCTTGCGCAGCTCTCCGATGTCCTGCTCGAGCAGCTCGCGGTTGGGCGCGGTCACCAACACCCGCATGCCCGGATAGTCGGTCAGCAGCTGCTTGAGCAGGAACGCGATGATGGTGGATTTGCCGGTGCCGGTCGCCATCGCGATCAGCGGATTGCCGCCGCCGTTCTTCCAGAACACGAACAGCTCGTGCAGCGCTTCCTCTTGGTATTGGCGGAGCGTGATCATGCAATTTGAATTCCTCCTGCGCATCGCCGAGAATGAGAAACGGCCGCCGACACGAGATCGGCGGCCGTTTTCTTCGCAGCCGTGTACCGTCTCACTTGTTCCAGGGCAGATCGGCCTTCACCGCCGCCATCGGCGTCACCGGCGCCGGCGCCGTCGCCTGGGCAAACGGCCCGCGCTTGGGGATAAAGTCCTGCGGGCGTACCGAATAAATGCGATTCCTGTCCCCAAACTCTCCGCTCTGGTCACGCTGAATGGCGACGCGGATCTTCACCGGCTTGAAGAGCAGAACATCGATCTCCTGCGTCGCCTCGGTGATGCCGCAGGAGGTGTAGATGTCGGTCAGCAACCGCTTGCCGATCTCGACCGCCTGCTCGCTGGGAAGGTTCAGAATAATGTTCTGAAAGACCTTGCGATGCAGGTAGTCACCATCGAGGATCTCGAACGTCGTGAACAAGTAATTGCCGTCACCCTTCTGGGTATCGCGAACCTCGGCCTCGATGATGAGCGCGAGGTACCAACCCGCCGGGATCGGCGGCGGGCCGCCCGTCGTGCCCTCCTGCGCGCTCGGGTCGAACATTTCCGGGAGCTTGTCGTAGAAACTCATGACTACGTTTCCTTGTGCTCTGATGCCATCGTCGTCACATCGGATGCCATCGTCGTTTCAGGTACATCTTCGGATGCCGCATCATGTGAAACCTCCGTATGCGGCTGCGGAGTCGGGAAGAACTTGCCGAGCACGGCTTCGTAGTCGAAGCCGAGCGGAATCTGGATGCGCTCGGGCATGCGGAACCTGTTCTTGGCGGTGAAGGCCGGCCGCGGTTCGACATGGAGCCAGCGGGTATTGCCGCCGTCGGCGCGGGCACGGGTCTTGCCGAAGCCACCCTGCTCGGACTTGATCACCACGTCGGTCGCCAGGAAGCCGATCAGGTCGGCGCTGTCCTCGACCAGGCCGCGCGCGCGCCGGTGCAGGCGCAGGGCATAGGCGGAATATGCCGTCGTGCGCGGATCGTTGATCATGACGATCTCGGAATGCGCGATCAGCACGACGATCATGTTGCGATTGCGCCGCAGCCAGTTGCAGCCACGCAGGAAGTCGAGCCAGTATTTGTCGAGCTCGACATAGCCCTTGCCAAAGCCCGGGCTCTCGATCGACGTCCAGCCGCGGTCGGCGCACAGCGCCGCCTGTACCAGCGGCTCGAACTGGTCGAGGCTATCGACGACTAGCGTGCGATAATCGTGCTCTTCTTTGCCGAGCCAGGTCAGCGCCTCGAGCACGGCGGCGTAGGATTCACACAATCCGAAGCTTGCGATCGTCAGCCCGGCAGGGCACCCATCCTCGACCTGGGCGAATACCGCATTCGGAAAGTTGCTGGCGAGCGTGGTTTTGCCAATGCCCGGCTGGCCATGCAGCACGACGATCGGCGGACGTGCGGCCGTGATTTGGTATGGCTTCATGCAGATCTCCGTTGTCAGTCGTTGTTGTAAAAACAGCCCCAGCAGCTGCCGTCGTCGGCGATGTGGCCGGACACGATGAAGGTGATCGCGGTGTCGTGGTCGTCGATCTCGTCGAGCGAACCAGCGGAATGGATCCAGCTGTGCGCGGTCGCGTCGCTATCGGCGACGGGCTCCCGGCAGTGCCGGCAGCGGATGGCGCGGATGTCGGCGATCAGGTGTCGATAGTTGAGCTTCATGCAGTCACCTCGTATTGCGACGGAGTAGATTCCAGCGATTGAGTTGGTCGATCGCCGCATCGATCCCGACGGCGACCGCAATCTCGGCGCCGGCGGCACGCATGCGTTCATGAACGTCACGCTGAAAGGGGGAGATCTTGCCGCCCGGGGCCTTCAGCTCGAGCCCGTAGAGCCTGGCTTCGTGGATAAAGTTCTCAACTCGTTAGGGCCGTAGAGCAGGACCGGAGGCCCATCGTGTGCCTGCCAAACGTACCAAGACGTATTTTCTTTCGGCGCTTCGCGCTTTCCATCGGTGCGCGGAAACCAAACGCATCGTTTGGTCAGCCATCCGCCGAACAAATGCCTTCTGGTCTTCGCCGCGTCGAAATCAGTCGGTAATAACAATGCGAGCAAGCGTCCCTCGTACTCGAGCAGCGCGTTGACCACGGTGCCGACGACCGAAGACGGCGAGCCGTCCGGATTGATCGTGAGCGAATGCGCGATGCCGGTGAGGGCGACCTGATTTTGCAGCAACAGCGAGATCAAAATGGCGCTGTCGCGCGCCGTGGCCTCGAGCTCGGTACCGATCTTGGAGCTGGCGACAAAGCATTCACCGAAGCGGCCGTCGTCGTAGAACCCGACGGAAAGGGTCAGCTTGTGGCCGCCGTTATGAATGATTTCTCTAGTCTCACTGCGGCGGCGATTTGGCAGGCGATTGCGGGTCATGACCTGTGATCCTTTAGAAAAGCAAAAGGTCGCCGCATTGACGCGGCGACCCTCTGTGCAGGGCGTGCAGATTTTCGTGAATGTATGGATCTACGCCGTGGGACCTCCTTCCTGTCGCAAGATGCGGCGTAACGTGGCCTTCGCGTTGGCACGATGACGAGAGCCGCTGGGGGACCGCGCAATCACCAGGAAGCAACGATGGCCCTGGTTATTGATCCAGCGCAGCTTGGGGTGCTTTCCACGTTCATCGATCACCGGCGCGAAACCGTAGCTCGTGAGCAACTTGACCGCGTCGCTGACGAGCTCCCGCCCGCGGGGGCTCATGCCGCCGCCTTTGCCGCGGAAACCGCCTCGATCTGGACGATGAGGGCCTTCACGCGCTCGATTCCGTACCGCCGGATGTACGAGACCATGTCGGCCGGATACGGCGGGCGGACGGGGTGCCCGAGTGCACGGTGCACGAACGCGGGGCCGGTGTTGACCAGCCGCGCGCCCTGGGCGGAGGTGAGCTCGATCAGGACGAGCTCACCGCTCACGAACTTGGCGGCGAGCTGCGCACGAATGCTCGGGGGCTGACCGCGCAGGTTGTCCTCGAGCTGGTTGCCGGTGACGGCGATGCCGGGCACCGGCAGGTTATCATTGACACGGCCGCCAAGGCGGGCCATCTCGTTCTCGTTATAGTTGGCATCCATCGTGGATGTCCTTCTATCGTGACGGGCGGCAATTCCTTGACCGGGGTGCCGCCCGTCAGCCTTGTCTGCCACTTGAAACGGACTTCATCCTCTGTCGCGTGGCAGACACAGCGACAGATAAAGCTGTTGCGATTTATGGAGTTCTGCTAAACGGGCGCCTTGCGCGCCCCACTTCGGGCGGGCTCGAGCGGCTCCCCGCCGCACAGCCCGCCCAAAACTTTTAGCGGGCTCAGCTGGCGTGGAGCACCCGCCGCCCCCTGTGCCGACGGATCTTGCTTCGATTGGTGGTGAGCGTCTCGGCGTGGAGGCGCTCGATCAGAGTAGGAGCCTTCTTGGCTCGCATGATTTTATTATAACGCTCGAGGGCGCGGGGACCCCTGTTGATTAGTTGCGTGCGGTTCATGCGATCTTCCTCTCCTAGAAAAAAATTGCGGCGGCCCCTTTTTCGGGGGCCGCCGTATCTTTTGCTTCTCCGGGGGATTCGGTCTGATGCTCTACCAGCCGACCTTTCGGTGGTCTTCGCCCTGTCACCCTCATCGGGCACAGGAATTGGCTGCCTCAGCCGTCCTTCCGTCCGCGCTCTAGCCCGCCCGCGAGGCGGTTGAGTCCCCTTCGCGCGAGGCGAGGAAACTCGGGTTGCTCCGGGGGGTTTTGCGCGCCCCCCGCAGATCGTCATGCCCTTGTTGGCGCGACGCAGTCTTTCTCCGTTCGGGCGCGCGCAGGGCGCGGCCCGTGATGGGTAGGTTTAGTTAGGCTACGAGAGCGCGAACCGCGTTCAGCAGCTTGGTGCGGGACGCCACAAGGGTCTTGCCGTAGCGACCAATCGGAAACTTTTTCTTGGCTGCGATGTAGTAAACCTTCGACTCGGCACTCTCATCGCCTTCTTCGATGATGCCGAGGTCTTGCAATTCCTTCGCGATCGCCGCCGCGCCGAACAGCAGGTCGTCAGTGATCTTGGTGCGGTCGAGCATATTCGCGCCTCCTTTCGTCAGGCGCGAATGTCTCACAGATATTTTGATTGTCAGCCGCGAACGGTCGGAAACCAGTTTCCGACTGACGCGCGCCGGCGGTTACAGAACTAGCGCCGGCGGTCTTGGATGTCTTTGAACCGCCAGAACAGCGGGCTGAGAATTTCCTTCAACATCGTGGTGCCAGGACTAGCAGGTCCCATACGCTCCTCGACCGCGTTGCATAACCAGTTAAGTGTCAACGGCTGGGGGAGGCTGCCGTCGTCGAGGGCGATTTCTACGGCGAGCGCCGCCGCCTCGTTCAGAACGCCCTCACGGCTGTATTTAGGCGGACGCCCGCCGCGATTCTCGTCCGCCGGAAAATGCTGCTCGAAGGTTGCTCGGTCGTTCGCCCAGACCTGTTGATGCAGCTTCAGGCTTTCCATCGTCTTGCCGTCCCAGATCGGATAGGACCTGGCGTTACCCAGGTCTTGCCGCACCTGGATGTAGAGCACGGCTTTTCCATTTGGCAGAACGCGCCCCGCGAATCCCAGCATCGCGGGATTGGTGTTCGCCGTCACCGCGACCCCGCCGGCAAGCAGGTCGATATGCCCGCGACGGTGCCGTTCGTTCAGCCACTCAACAACCTCAAACAGGCTGTCCTCGCAATGCGGCAGGAGCCGCTCTAGCGCCTCGTCGAAGAAACCGGGCCGGTGCGTGCACCCTTCGCCGAAACAGCTTGCGCGGCCTCCGCAGAGGCGGGCGTAGGCTGTCTATTCTTGGTCTTGGGTCGTGTGACCTTGATCGCCATTTTTGTTGCATCTCGCCGCGTGTAGCTGGCAAGGCTAGGCTCTGACCCTTGAAAATGCACGATAAAAAACGCTAACGTGCGCGACAAAAATTAACGCGTTTAAGCCCCCGCGGACAGCCCAGTTGTGCCCATTTTATGCGGGTTTCTACGGGGTCAAGGGAGTCCGCTCGAGTGCGAAAGTGAGCAGATCAGAAGTCCGCATCATTCTTGCAGCGACTCCGAAATGCGGACTTCTGAACCAAGCCACACTAGGTCAATAAGTTGCTAGTGCCCTTCGATTGCGAAGTTCGCAAAAGAGGCTGATGCGAA